CTATAGCATATAAAGGACATGAAGATCCACTCGAAGTATTAGATTTCATTAGAGAGTATATACATCCAGATAAGATTTATACTAAAGCATTGTATAAAAAAATTATGAGATTATATAAAAGTATGAAGTGGAGTGAACCTACTGATGCGTCTAAGACAATAGAAAGATTTTTTTGATTTTGAGAAAACAAACTTATATATATGTATATATGGTTATAAACAATAGGAGAAGTTATAATGGATAAACAGAAATTAGTACGTTTTATTAGTAAATATTATTTAAATGGGATAGCAGAGTCAGTAATACTAAAAAGTGATTTTGTAAATCAAAAATTAAAAACAAGATTTGTATCCGATGATAAGACTTTGCTAGGGATAGTACAATTAGATAAATGGGATTTTGAAGATGCTCATATAGGTATTTATAATACAGAACGATTATTAAAATTACTATCAGTAATGGATACAGATATTAATTTTTCGATTACTAAATCAGAAGAAAAAGCGTTGTCAATGAAAATAGCAGATAATGTATCTTCAGTAGATTATGTATTAAGTGATCCTTCAATTATAAATGAACCTCCAGGTTTACAGAATATTCCTGATTTTGAATTAAGTATACATATTACTCCTACTGTAATAAATAAATTTATAGGTGGTAAATCTGCTTTACAGGATGCTACAACTTTTACAGTAATAACTGTTAATGATTTGACTAAGTTAGTCATAGGACATTCTGCAACTTTAACTGATAGAGTTACTATACCAGTAAATACTCAAGATTTTCAACATATTAAAGAAGTTTCATTCAACGCAGAATATTTTAGTCAGATATTGTTAGCTAATAAAGAGTGTGAAAGTGCTATTTTATATGTTAGTAGTGCTGGACTATGTAAAATATCTTTTAAGATAGATAATTATTCGTCTACATATTGGTTAGTAGGAACAAGTGAATTAGCATAATGAATAATTCTAATACTTTATGGGTAGAAAAGTATAGACCGTATTCTTTAGATACTTATATTGGTAATGAACACCTTAAAAGTAAAGTTGAGATTTATTTAGAGAGTGGTGATTTACCACATCTTCTATTGTTTGGAAAAGCGGGAACTGGTAAGACGACTTTATCTAAAATACTTGTTAATAACATAGAATGTGATTATCTTTATATTAATGCGTCTGATGAAAATAGTGTAGATACAGTTCGTAATAAAGTTAGACAATTTGCTTCAACTGTTGGTTTCAAAGATTTAAAAATAATAATTTTAGACGAGTGTGATTACATTACACCAAATGCACAAGCCGCACTCCGTAATTTAATGGAAACATTCAGTAAACATTGTAGGTTTATTCTAACTTGTAATTATGTTGAGAGAATAATAGACCCAATTCAAAGTCGCTGTCAATCATTTCAAGTCATTCCACCATCTAAGAGTGAAGTAGCGAAACATTTACATAATATTTTAATAAATGAAAATGTTACAGATACTATGGAAGATATAAAAGTATTAGTAGATAGTGGATATCCAGATATTCGTAGAGTCATTAATTCAGCTCAAAGAAATGTCGTTAATGGTAAACTCAAATTAGATACATCAAGTATTATACAGAATGATTATAAATTAAAATTATTAAAGATTATAGAAACACAAGATAAGAAAACTGCATTTAAAAATATAAGACAGTTAGTAGCTGATTCACAAATTACAGATTTTGCTGATTTATTTCGGTTGTTATATGATGAAGTAGATGGATATGGAAAAGGTCATGTAGCAGAATGTATTTTAATAATAGCAAAATATGAGTTAAGTGATAGTCGAGTAGTTGATAAAGAAATCAATGCTATGGCTATGATTATAGAATTATTAGGAGTAATAAAATGAGTATGCACCCAATGAAAAAAATGAAGAAACCAAAGGCTCAAGTTCAAGTTGATTTAAGAGATGCAGAAACAATTAAATGTAGTAGTTGTGATAACTACTTATTTATAACTTCATTCATATTAAAAAGATTATCAGCTATAGTATCACCAAACGGACAAGAAGCTTTGATTCCCGTTCAAGTATATAGTTGTGGAAATTGTGGTCAAGTTGCTGAGGGAATGTTAGACGGTAGTGGAGTAGAAGAAGAAACAAAGTCAAATAAATTTCCAAGTTTGGACATATGAGTGAAAAAAGAAAATCAATATTTTCAGGTAAATCTTCTGCAGGAAAAGGAGATTCACCGAGAAAAGGTATTAGTCTAGATGAGTGGGAAAAGAAATACGAAAAAATCTTTAGTAAAAAGAAAAAGTTTATTCGACCACATTCAAGCGATAACAGCGGTTCAAAGTCCTAATTATTGGGAAGAGATATCAGACGAAGATAAAAAGTCTTGGTCTAATTATATGACTCATAGATTTTTGTCTATGAAAATGGAGTGGGTTGAGTTAGTAAATGAATTACAGAAATATAGTTTACAACCAAAAGAATTATACAAATTATACACCAACGTATTACCTAAAGGTAAACAATGGTTAAAATATATTAAGAGGAGAAATCAAATGGAATATCCAAATTGGTTAATTAATATCGTAGCTAATCACGAAGAAGTTAGCAAAAAAGAAGCATATGATATGATTGAAATGTATTATCTTACTGAAGGTGGTATGTTAGAGTTAGGACAATTAGCTCAAAAATGGGGCATTGAACCTAAAAAGATAGAAGAAGCTGGTTTAAACGTTCTAGGTACTGTCGGTGGATATACAGCCGGAAATGTAGAATGAAAGTTATAACAGATTCTAAGACAGTTAGAAAGTATACTAAAGATAATCCTAACCTGTCAATAGTAGAACAAATGGAACTTGAATGGCCAGAGATGACCGACGAGTTCAAGAAGATTCAACGAGAACAATATGAATTGTTCTTATACAAACAACATGATTATGGTCCAGGGAATATTGCAGTGGGAACTCAATTAATAACAGAAGAAGAAGTGAAGTTATCTTTAATTGGACTTTTTTTTAGATTAAATGATAAAATCCAGAGAATAAAAACATTGTTATTAAATAACAGAGACTCTGCTGTAAAAGATGAACCAATAGACGATGCATTTTTAGATATATCTAATTATGGTATTATGGCGACAATTGTTAAACGAGATAAATGGGGAAAATGAAACGAATAAGTTATAGTCAATTTTCACAATGGGGTAGATGTCCGTATATGTGGAAATTAAATTATGTTGATAAGTTAGGTACATATACAGATAGTATTCATACAATGTTTGGTCAGGCAATGCACGAAACATTACAAACATATTTAACTGTAATGTATAACGACACTATAAAAATAGCTGATGCACTTCCGTTAGACGAAATGTTGTTACATAGAATGAAAACACATTATATTGAAATAATGGAAAAGAACGGCGGTGAAGTTTTTTGTGAACAAGAAGATATGGAAGAATTTTATTCACATGGATTAGCTATTTTAGACTGGTTTAAAAAGAAACGAAATATGTATTTCAGTAAAAAGAATTACGAATTAGTTGGCATTGAAGTTCCTATTGAATATGAATTACCGAATAAGATTGAATTTATTGGTTATATGGATGTAGTATTACATGACACGTTCAGAGATAGATATAAAATTATAGATATCAAGACTGCCACAATGGGTTGGAATAAGTATCAGAAAGCTGACAAGAATAAAACAGACCAGTTATTATTATACAAACAATTTTATGGTAAACAACATGATATACCATTAGATAAAATAGATGTAGAATATTTTATAGTTAAGCGAAAATTATATGAAAATGTAGATTTTCCTCAAAGAAGAGTTCAAATATTTCAACCAGCAAATGGAACTCCGAGTATTAATAAAGTTATGAATAACTTAAATCAATTTATAGATGAATCTTTTATTGATGGAGAATATAATTTAGAACATAATTATATTAAACAACCTTCTAAGAAAAATTGTAGGTTTTGTGAGTTTAATCAAACTGAACGTTGTGAAGTAGGAGTTAAATAATGTTGTCTAAAGTAAGTTTAAGACTGAAACTATCAGATTTTA